TGTTTTCCGCAGTTTCGAGCCCACATCCTTTTGTATAACTATCTCCCAAACAAAACAATAATTGTTTGCTATTTTTATAGTCTATTTCAAAGTGGTTGTAGGCGTCAGGAGACGAATGTCGGTCCTTGAGAGGTTGTAACATAAGTTCATTTGCATACAGTCTATCTATCTGTGCTTGAATATTTCTGACTTCCATGCCATTACTTATTGATAAGTACTTTTATGTATGATTTTACCAAGATGCTTTATCCTTGTCCCATTAAAGTTAGCTCAAAACTGGAAGCAAGCAATGTCGACGGATATTCTCTTTTAGAACATTTGCCACAAAGCCCAAAAGGTTTTTTTTATCTACATGCTATGTGGCCAGGCTTGTGTAATGATAATTACGAATTACCTGGCGGTTATGATTACTATATTGTCAGCTCCCATATGGAACACATAGATTTTGATTGGTTAAAAAACCAAAATGTCGGACCGATATATTACCTTACAGATTTAAATTTCTATCAAGACTATAATTTAGACAATGTTAAATTTTTCCAATGGATGAACTATCACCATGCACTGGACAAAATGATATCTTGGTTTGGAACAGATTATAAAAAGAATATAACTCATAAAGCAAGCGTATTTTGTAATCGAATAACTCAATCTAAGATGATTGTTACTACTGCATTATTACAAAATATCAAAACCGAGGACCTTTTGGTTAGTCTCAGTGATTGGTTAGAAGAAAAAAACGTGCACAATTGGCAACCCACTGGCAATCCTGTTCTTGATGAATTAACAAACAAGTTTCTTGATTGTTATTACGGAAAAAAGTTAAAAATGGACGAATGGACCAACGAGTCTAACCTACAGTTTTACACAGCAGATCCTAAGCAAATTGCGTACCAAAATTCTGCGTTACATTTTACAAATGAAAGTTTTCATTATAGCTTGATGGGACAAGACATTTTGCCTGGGCCTCATTTAACTGAAAAAACTTTTAAATGTTTACTCGGCGGTACAGCATTTATTTCAGTAGGGCAGTTTGATGTATATCGTACATTGGAGTCATTTGGCATGCAGTTTGATTACGGAATAGATTTATCATTTGACCAAGACCCTGGTAATTTGACAAGACTTGAAAAGATTGTTACACTAATAGATGACATAAAAAATATTGATTGTAAAGATTTATATAATGCATCTATGAACAGCAGTCAACACAATCAAGATTGTATATTGTCAGGCAAGTTTAAAAACAAATGCCATGCAATAAACGAAAATACACTAAATCAATTAATTAAATTAATACAATGATTAACATTATAGGCAAAGGTTTTATCGGTTCAGTTTTGGCAGAACAAACAAATGCTGTATTACTCGGACGCAACGACAATACTTGCCCTAATTCATCAATGTGTTATGTGTGTGCTCCGACAGGTAATCGCATTAAAGTTAAAGAGGATCCAAAAAAAGACAAACAAGATGTACTTGATATTTCAAGACAGTTACATAGAATGCAACCCAGAACAACGGTATTAATAAGCACCGTTGATGTTTTGCTAAACGACAGCAATGCCTATACAGAAAATCGCAAACTGTTAGAAAATTCTTATGATTTTGACTTAATTGTAAGGCTTCCGTGTTTAATTCATCCGAGCATAAGCAAAAATTTATTATGGGATCTAACGAACCAAAAATGGTTGCACAGCCATAACATTTACAGTATAATGCAATGGTACGATTTAAATTATATAAACAGGGACATACAACGTTTGCTTTACAACAAAACACAATTGTTTAATTTAGTTAGTCAACCAATTCAAAACCGTGAAATTGTAAAAAAATTTTTTCCTGAACTTGAAAGTAAACTTCTACACTCATCTGAAAAAATTGCAAAATACAACGTGTCAAATTTCTCAGGTTATCATATTACTAAACAAGAAATAATGACTTCGATCAACCAATATTTAAAAAGGAAACAAAATGGATACTAAAATTTTCAACCCTGAACAAAAAGCAAAACTAACACAACTAATCAACGAAGGCATGGGTGTGCTAACAGAAGTAGAAGTTCTCAACGAAGGACTCAACGACACAATCAAAGCAGTAGCAGAAGAACTGCAAGTAAAACCCAGTATTCTTAAGCGAGCTGTAAAAATTGCACACAAATCAAAGTTTGGTGAAACACAAGCTGATCATGAGGAACTTACTACAATTTTAGAAACAGTTGGGCGAACACTCTAATGTCTATTCCTCAGATTGACAGCGTCGATCAGTTTGAATGGAGGAAACACCGGAATAATTTTGAAAACACTATAAAATTTTGGTGTTTGCAAAACAATATTGATTTTTTTGGAACATACAACAACATAAGTTTTTCCGAAAAAGAAATAATTGTTAAACTCACTGTGTTTGAACTAATGCTCGGATACAATAAATTACACCAGTTAGATCTTCGGTGTGTACAAGAAAATAAACAAATTTTTTATATAACCGATAATCTTGTAGATGATTCTGATTTACATTTACAATGTATTAAAATATTTTCAGTAACCGAATTGTTTGGTATGGTGTCGCAATTTGATATTCAACCGATATCAAATCCTTCAAAGTTGTATAATTGTTTTATTCAACGAGTTGATCAAGTTAGACAATCTTGGTTTTATTTTTTACAACATTACGATTTGTTAGATAAAGGATATGTTAGCTTTTTATTGTATCAAATAGAAAGTTATTCTAAGCTCGAAGGAATAGAACTTTACGATTTTATACACAAAAAAAGTATGATGAGCAAATTGCCACATTTTCAACAGGCATATTTAGACTTGCGAAGCAAAGTTCCTTATAGAAACTTTGAAGAAAATGCAAATTTGTCAGTATATCTTAAAGATTCTAAGTATTGTCTTACACTAGAAACTTATGCTCTAGAGGATTCGCACATAGCAAGTTGTTATACTGAAAAAACACAAAGGTCGTTACAATTTCCAGGCATCAATTTGTTGTTTTCTCAGCAAAATTCTCTTTTAAAATTAACACAAATAGGATTTGAAATTGAAGATTTTATGCTCGAAATTGACAAGCACCCTTGGGTACAGCGGCAACAGATGATATTAGATATATTAATAAACGACTCGATTGAATTAAATCCAAAAGAAGCATATAATCGTGCAATGCATAATAAACAAAAATTTAAATACTACAAAGACCAATTTCTCAAAGGAGACTTTTATAATAGAATTTTTGATATGGTGTTGGCTACATAACTATTTATACAAAAGGAGTATATTCAGTGTCATATGTTGACGCACTGTTTGATCGTGACCACGATCGTATTCATGTTGTGGAAAGAACACAAGGCAGGCGAGAGTATCGCGAATATCCTGCTAACTATGTGTTCTACTATGATGATCCTCGAGGCAAGTTTCGCAGTCTCTATGGCACACCTGTAAGCAGATTTAGCACCAGAAACAACAAGGAGTTTCGCAAAGAACTGCGCATACAACAGGGCAAAAACATCTACGAAAGCGATATCAATCCTGTGTTCCGTTGTTTTGAAGAACATTACAAGGACCAAGATGCGCCTAGACTGCAAACAGCATTTTTCGATATTGAGGTAGACTTTGATCCAGAACGCGGATATAGCAAGCCGGAAGATCCTTTCAATGCTATTACAGCTATCACAGTTTATCTAGACTGGTTACAGCAATGTGTGACTTTTGTGATGCCACCCAAGCACATGAGCTGGGAAACCGCACAAGAAACCTGTGCTAAATTTGAAAACACTTTTCTATTTGAGCGCGAAGAAGATCTACTAAACGCTTTCTTGGATATTATCGAAGATGCTGATGTGCTCAGTGGATGGAACAGTGAAGGATATGATATTCCATACACTGTGATGCGTGTAACTCGAGTGCTCAGCAAGGATGACACTCGACGTTTTTGCTTGTGGGGGCAACTGCCCAAACAGAGGACCTTTGAACGCTTTGGTGCAGAAAACTTGACCTTTGATACTATTGGTCGAGTGCACATGGACTACATGCAACTGTATCGCAAGTATACCTATGAAGAGCGTCACAGCTACAGCCTGGATGCAATTGGCGAATACGAGCTAAATGAACGCAAGGTTGCCTATGAAGGCACACTAGACCAACTGTACAACAACGACTTTTACACGTTCATTGACTACAACAGACAGGACACCATGCTGTTGGCCCGCTTGGATGAAAAACTGCGTTTTTTAGATCTTGCCAACGAACTGGCACACGCTAACACTGTGCTACTTCAAACCACAATGGGTGCTGTGGCCGTGACCGAACAGGCAATCATCAACGAAGCACATGAACGTGGCTTGGTTGTACCTAACAGAAAAGAGCGACTTACTGGCGAGGAAACACAGGCTGCAGGTGCGTATGTTGCTTATCCGAAAAAAGGCATTCACGAATGGATTGGTGCTATTGACATCAACAGTCTGTATCCCAGTGCTATCCAGGCCTTGAACATGGCGCCAGAGACCATTGTTGGACAAATACGCCCACACATGACAGACAACCATATCAAAACTCGCATGAACAAGGGCATGAGTTTTGCCGCTGCCTGGGAAGGCCTGTTTGCCACACTGGAATACACTGCTGTTATGGAACAGCAACGAGGCACAGAGCTCACAGTGGATTGGGAAAACGGCGAGACCACAGTGCATAGCGGTGCAGAACTGTGGAAAATCCTGTTTGATAGCAACAGTCCATGGATACTTAGTGCCAATGGCACCATCTTCACTTACGAGCACGAAGGCGTGATCCCTGGATTGTTAGCACGTTGGTATAGAGAGCGTAAAGAACTACAAGCTAAAAAATCAGATGCAACCGATAAGGCACAGGAAGCGTTCTGGGACAAACGACAGTTGGTCAAGAAGATTAACTTGAACAGTTTGTATGGTGCGATTCTCAATCCGGGTTGTAGATTTTTTGACAAGCGAATTGGACAGAGCACCACACTAACCGGACGTAGTATTGCCAAACACATGGACAGTTTTACCAATGAAGTGATCACTGGCAAATATGATTACATTGGCGATGCTGTTATCTATGGCGACACAGACTCTGTGTACTTCAGTGCATGGCCGGTGGTTCGCGAAGATGTAGAAGCCGGACGTATGGAATGGAACAAGGATATTGCCATACAACTCTATGATAGTATAGCGGATCAGTTGAACGACAGCTTTCCGGGATTCATGGAACAAGCCTTTCACTGCCCGAGAGAAATGGGCTCAATCATTCGCGGTGGTAGAGAAATTGTAGCAGCCCGCGGACTGTTTATTACTAAAAAACGCTATGCTGTGAACGTGTACGACACAGAAGGCAAGCGCCATGATGTAAGCGGCAGTACAGGCAAAATCAAAGCAATGGGCTTGGATCTCAAGCGTTCGGATACGCCAGTGGTTATTCAAGATTTCTTAAAGGAGATTTTAGAACGTGTGCTTAACGGCGCAGAACGCAACGAAATCATTGATCGTATTATGGAGTTTAAACAGTGGTTCACAGAACAACCAGGTTGGGAAAAGGGTTCTCCCAAACGTGTGAACAACTTGACCATGTACAGCAGAAAAGAAGAACGCGAAGGCCGAGCAAACATGCCCGGGCATGTAAGAGCTGCACTAAATTACAATAACATGAAGCGAATGAATTCGGACAACTACAGTATCAGCATTGTGGATGGCATGAAAACCATTGTGTGCAAGCTGAAATCGAACGCTCTTGGATGGACCAGTATTGGCTATCCAACCGATGAAATGCACCTGCCAGAATGGTTCAAAGAACTGCCTTTTGATGAAGAAGCAATGGAAGCCACTGTGGTAGATCAAAAGATCGAAAACCTATTGGGCGTGCTCAAATGGGATCTTGCCAACAGCACACAAACCAAAAACACATTTAACAGCTTATTTGAATTTGAATGAAACACAGTGAACTAATCCGAGTAAAAAGAGATCTGGA